CAGGGCGCGAGTCGATGATCGACAGCATCCGGCGTAGCACCGATGCGTCAATGCGCGCCTTGCCGTCGTGCGTTGACATGCCGGAGGGATGCTCTGCGCTCTGGATAGCTTGCTCGATCAATCGGCGGTGCGATGCGAGCATTGCCACCGGCTGCGCATCGGCACACTGGCGCAGGTAGGCGGCGGCATCTCGGATCGGCTCAGGCACAGTCGGCCACGCATCCTCGCCGCACTCGATCAGCGCATCGGCCAGCGCGCGGAGTTCGTCGGGGGTCAAGCGAAAGGGATGGCTTGGGTCGTGGGCGATCACGAGTACGTCCCGACAATGCAATTCTCGTGCAGCAGCGCCTGTGCGCTCAGTCCTTCGCCACCAGATGCTTGCGCCGGCGCCCGAACTCGTTGCTTGCATCGGGTTGCTGGTCGGCCGGCAACGTCTTGATCAGGTCGCCGAGGGCGTCGAGCGAATCGACGTCGGCGGCCTGGTGGATCTTGTCGACCAGCTCGGCATAGGTGATGCGCGGGGCGTCGGCGTGGGGCTCGTCGTCGATGTTCGAGGGCGGCGGCGCCTCTCGCTTCGGCGCGGTGCGCGCGCGGATCGCGTCCTTCGCCTTGTCGGATGCGGTCTTGCCGGCGGGCGGCGGCTCGCCGCCGTCGATCGGGTCGAACCACTCGGCCGGCGTGCTCATGCCGTCGCGCAGGCTGGCGTAGATCTTCTTGAGCGCCACGACCTGCGCCGGCTGGATCGCGGCGATCCTGCGCTGGATGCGCGTCTCGATCTGCTCGCGCGTGACGCCGTAGACCGCGAACGCCTCGACCATCTTGTGCATCGCCTCTGGCGAGGTGTCGGCCTTCGCCTTCATCGTGACCTCGCACTGCGCAACCGCCGCCTCGGTGACGTCGCCGGGGATCACCGCGAGGATGCATGCGCGCAGGCGTCGCGCGCCCTGGTTGGCGATCAGTTCATAGATGTCGCGCGGGTCTTCGAGGCGCTTTGCGCCCTGTCGTGTGTGCCGGATGTGCGGCACTTGGAACACCTTGTCGCACTGGTAGCCGGTCTCGAGATCCCATGCGATGGTCTGCACGGTCGACACGCCGCCGACCTGATCGAGCTCGCGCACGCTGGTCTTGATGTTGCCCCACTGCTGCGCCATCGCCTCGGCCAGTCTGATCGACGGGCCAGAGATGTCCGATCCGCCGCGGCTGTACTGGTAGATCGCGCTGTCGGCCAGCGTCTGGCGCGTGCAGGCGTTGAGGATCCGGTCCGTCGCGGCAATCGGGTCGCGCGGGTTCAGGCGGGCGATCATCATCGCGGCCTGCACTTCAGCGATCGCGCGTTGCTGGTCGGTCTGCGCGAGCGCGCCGCCGCCCGGGCGGGTGGCGACCGGCGCCTCGCCGAAGGGGTTGGCGGGGCGGGTTGTGACTTCGTTCATCGAAACCTCCGAATTTGAGGATCAGGCAGACTTGACGAGGAACCGCCGCGACGACGCCACGGCCTTGGTGAAGCGCTCGTAGACGTCGGGCAGCTCGGCCTCGAGCGCGGCCGTGTCGAGTCGCTTGGCGGGCGACGAGGCCTTCCAAGTGGCGAGCGTCTTGCCGACCGGGTCGACGAGCGTGTCCGCGTCGCCGAGGGCGCCCATCACGATCGCGCGCATCTCCTCTTCGGCAACGTCCAGCGCCTCGCGCTCGGCCTTGATCGTGCGCAGCCGGGCGATCGCGCGCTCGACGCCGACCGACGCGACGACGCTCGCGGCGCGGCTCGCGCGGCCGTAGCGCGCCTGCATGTCGGCGTAGCTCACGGGCTCCGGCGGCACTCCACGCTGCACGCGCGACCAGAAATCCGCCTCGGCCTCGATGAGCATTTCCTGCAGCTCGCGGTCCTCGGGCACCTCGTAGACCCGGAAGTCGGCGCCGCCGATGAGCACTGCGACGTCGGCGACGGCGATGGCGGTGACCGCCATGTAGTGCTGCACCTGCAGCAGGTAGGCCTGCGGGACTTCGTCGCTGCCCGGCTCGCCCCATCCTTCGGCGGTGCGCGCGGTCTTCGCTTCGAACAGGCGCGGCGGCTCATGCTCGCCGCCGGCGACGCCGTCGATATTGGCGATCATGAACTCGTGCTCGGGGTGGCGCAGCATGCCGGTCGGCACGTGCACTACGCGTCCGGTCTCGTCGGCGTATGCCTGGCGCACGACCGGCTCGAGGTAGCGGCCCCAGCGCATCGCCTCGTTATCCTGCTGCGGGGGGGCCTCGCCGCGCTTGTCGAGGTAGACGGCCAGCGGCGTGCTCCACTTCGACAGGCCGAGAATCGCGGCGACATCACTGCCACCCACACCGGAGCGCCGTTCTTCGAGCCATTGGTCGCGGTTCATGCCGCACCCCGCGTGCGCTGCATCATCCAGCGCAGCAGCACCGGCGGCCTGCGCCAGCGCGCCAGCGCCTCGGTGTGTTCCTGTTGAGCCGCTTGCCGGCGGCGCTCGCGAGTGCGCATGGCGTCGATGACGCGCGCCTCGCGCATGGTGATCCCTCCGATGCTCACTCCAGATCCTCCCGACCATCTATCACGTACGCTGCCAGCATCACTGCCAGCAGCACCAGCAGCATGACAGCGGCGCCTGTCACGACGCCGGCGGCGAACCACATCAGCGCGCTCATGGGGCCCCCAGCAGGCTCATGCCGAGCAGGACGCCCAGCGCCACAACCAGCAGCCAGCTCACGATGCGCTCGCCGAGCGAGTCAGGCCGCTGCGCCTCGATGTGCCTGATCATCTCCGAGCGTGGCCTCGTCATTCGGTCTCTCCCGTCGCGTCATCCCCAAGCGCGACCGTCTCCGCCGCGATGCCGTAGACCGCAGCGTCCGAGCGGATCGCCTCGCGCAGCTCGGTGCGCAGCGCCTCGGCCGCGACAGCTATCGCCTCGGGGTCGTCGCGCCGAGCGGCCATGTGCAGCAGCTCGAACACGGCGCGCTCCCAGGTCATGGACTCGCCGTGCAGGCGCACGCGTAGTTCGTGCAGCAGGATTTGCGCGTCGTCCACGATGCGCGCGGCGTAGGCCGGGTCGCTGGATGCGCGACCGACCATGCAATCGACCTCGGCGGCGATGCGCTGCTCGCGCTCGGCTTCGGCGGCGTCGCGGTCGTCCTGCCAGCACTTGGTGGCGTCCCAGAAACGGTCGACGCGATCCTGCAGGGTGGTGGTGTCGGTCATCTGGGCCTCCGTGCGTGGGTGCATGGAGGAATAGTAAAGCAATGCTTCATGGCGGTCAAGCAATGATTGTCTGAACTGCGCCATGGACCGGGCTTTGCACTCCCCTTAGCGTTTTGCTAAGATGTGCGCGTGCTGAGGATCGGCCCGCGCGGAGGGGTGTACGAATGAGCCGGGTACAAGTCATCGAACTGGACGGGAAACCGGCCGCCTACGTGGTGCCGGCCGACATCTGGGCCCGCGTCAGAGAGATGGTCGAAGACATCGAGGACGCGGCCGCCTACGACGAAGCCGTGGCCAATGACGACGGGTTCCGTGTGCCGCATGCGATCGTCGTGGCGATACACGAAGGCCGGCATCCAGTGCGCGCCTGGCGCGAACATCGCCAGTTGACGCAGGAAGCGTTGGCTGCGGCAGCGGGGTTGAGCACGCCCTACCTGAGCCAGATCGAGGGTGGCAAGCGGGTCGGTTCGATGAAGACGCTGCGGCGCATCGCCGCGGCGCTGGGCGTGCCGCTCGACCTGCTCGGGGACGATGGGACTTGACTTCGGGCTATCGCCGGGCGGGCCAGGTGAACTGCGTCGTGGACAGCACGGAGTGCAGCGGCGCGACCGCCCGTCGTCTCGCGACGCCGCCTGCCTGCCCGGAGTGAGGCGTCCCAAGGGTCTTGATGGCCTTCGGCGGGCCTTCGTGGCATCATCGGGCGCCGTCACGCCTTGCGTGGCCGATGGAACGGACCAAGGAGAGGATATGGCACTGGCAGCACGACCGACCTGGCCGGGCTGGCGGACGCTGGCTCGGTGGGGTGTGCCCGTCGCGGTCCGGGTCGAGATCTGCTTCGATCAAGAGGCTGGCGTCTACTTCGTGGCTGACTCCAATTTGAAGGGGTTGCATGTCGAGGCCGAGACGCTCGACGAGATGAAGCAGGAAATCCTCGAGGCGGCCGGCGAGCTTCTGCAGTCCCGATTTGACGGCAACCCGCCGAGGACCGATACCAAAATCATCATGCACAGCGCAGCGCACTGCGCGGCATGAAGGGTTACTACGAGCCGCTGACGAAGCTGCTCAGGGAGGCCGGCTGGCGGTTTCTGCGCCCCGGCAAGGGCTCGCACGAGATATGGTGCGATGCTGATGGCAAGCACACTGTCACGGTGCCACGGAACTGCAAGTCGCGGCATACCGCGAACGGGGTCCTCAAGGATACCGGGCAGCGTGCGCAGTTCTGATCGGGCGTCAGGCGGCATCCGAAGCAGGGGCTTCGGCCGGGTGTGGCGGCTGTCGCCTGGAACGGGTAGCCCACCGTCCGGCGGGGTCACAGTGGCTATTCGGCGTGGTTTTCTATGGACTTTCCATCTATGGAAAACGCTGCTTTCGATCGCGCTCTATCTGTTTGGCTGGCCGGGCAGTTCGCGAGGTTCCCTTGAGCGCGGCGCTGGCGAGCGACCACGGAATCACGCCGCAGGCGGCGAACAGCCGGTTGCGACGCCTCGTGGACTCCGGTGTTCTCGCCGCACGGTTGGTTGGACGCCGCAAGCTCTATCGACTTGGGTGCGCGCGGAGAGCGGGCTGGGCCTCTAGCCCGGCCTCCACTTGCTCGGAGCGACCACGGCGGCGACGGGGTGCATCTTCTCGATGCTCGCCTTTTCGATGGTCAGTTCAACGGTGGTAGATCGCCGATGAATGCATCTCTATAGTCGGCCAAGTAGTACACCTGCGCCGCTTTAGGCGGCCTTGCTTTTTCGAGGCAGTTGCCGCTTTCGTTCGAGCCGGCTCACGTGGTCATCGAGCGCTTCTTCCACGTCGCGCTGCTGGTCCTTGGTGAGATGTCGGAAGCGTTGGTGCAGCTTCTCGTCGAATGGCCATCCGGGGACAGCCTTGATCGTTGGCTTGGCATCTCTGCTGCGATCGCCATCTCGATGCGGCTCCCTGCCTTCGATCGGCGCGGCAGGGTCGGCCCACCAAGCGAGCGGGAAGCCAGTGAGATCGGCGAGCGACTTGAGATTCCCTTTGCTGATCCGCCCGGTCTTTCTCCAACCATTCACGGCCTGCTTCGACACGCCGCATTCCCGTGCCACCTCAGCGTCCGTCAATTCGGACTTGCCCAAGGCGTACACCACCTTCTCGGCCATGATCTCCGACTCGCTGCGTGCCTTAAGCATTGCTTGATTGTCCGGGCCGTGCCGGTGTGTCTGCAATGCTTGACCTGAGCGGAAGCATTGCTTTACCATCCTCGGTATGAGCCTGATAGAGGAAGTTGTCGCGGCGGCGGGTGGGCGGCTTGAGTTGGCGCGCGCCATGGGCGTGTCGACGCAGTTCGTGCACCAGCTCCTCAGGGGCGAACGTCCCATTCCGGCAAAGCGTTGTTCGGCGATAGAAGCGGTGACCGGCATTCCCCGAGCCCGGTTGCGGCCTGATGTGTTTGGAGCCCCCGCCATCTCCACCCACGAGCCAGCCGAAGCGGAGAGGGAGGGCTGATGACGGGCGCCGACCTTGATCCGGACGCTCTCGCCGCGGCGGTTGATCTAGCCGCGGCGCATCACCGGGCTGGCGTCGCTGAAGGACAGGCTGAGCCGGTGAGCCTCGCTGCCGCTGCACACGAGGCTGTTCCCGTTGAGCGATCGCTGCAGGACGGACTTGATCCCGCGATCGAAGCACGGCTGGCACAGGAAGTGGACCGGCTCGTCGCGGCGTTCGTCGAGTTCGGACGCGGGACGCAGGCGATAAGCGTAGATGCCGCGGCCGGCAACGACTTCGACAAGTTGGTACCGCTGAGCTTCGCGCTGGCCGGCTTCCAGCTCGCCAACGCGTTCGCGCGCCGTACGCAGGGCCTCGGCCTGCTCTGTGGCGATCCCAAGTACCTGGAGCAGGTTTGCCTGCGCCTGAACGATTTTTTCCGTGAACTCGATCTGGATGGCCGCCGCTTTGTGGCGATCGCGCTCGCTGACCAGCGCGAGCCCCAGATCCTTGGCGGCGGTGAACGCGGCAATGACTGAGTTCAGTTCGACGAGCATGGCAACTCCTCCCGTGGTGGGCTCGTGTGTGGAAGCTCGATTTCACCACGGGGCGGGGTGGCCTCACATCCGTGCCGTGAGCCCATGAATGTCCGCTGAACTCAAGGACTTCCGCGGAAAGATCACGATCGAGGCCGACTGCGTGCTCGAAGCCATCAACCGCGTGACCGGGCGCGAGCGCTCTGAGATCGCGCGCGAGGTGCTGCATCGCTGGGCCCTCGAAGAGATCGACAAGCACAGTGTGCTCACGCGCCTGTTGCGCAGCGAGGGACTGCTCAGGCCGCCGCAGGGAGTGGCGGTGGCATCGGAGGGAATCTCAGGGAGTCGCAGGCCATGAGAGGGATTGGTGACGAAATGCACGAGCACGCTGCCGAGTCCGGCGCCATGGGGTGGGTCGTGCGCCAACTCGCGCGGATGCGGCCGGCTGCTACCCGCACGCCGGACCGCTTCGAGCGCACGGCGCAGTGGGTGGCCGGGATGTGTCGTCCGGTGACTTTGGCGGATCTGGCGCGTGCGCACCAGATCGGCAAGTACGAGGCGATGAGGCGCCTGCGCACGGCCGCCGCGCGTCGCCTGATCGCACGGCGTGCGTCGGAGCTGCGCAATCGGCCGGATGAATTCGAGGCACCGGCGAGGGCGGGGCGGTGAAGAAGACCGACGCGTGGATGCCGCTATGGATCGGCGCGTACCACGCCGACACGCAGCGCCTGACGCGCGATCAGCACGGCGGATACCTGCTGCTCATCATGGACTACTGGCGCAACGGCCCGCCGCCCGACGATGACGAGATCCTGCGCACTATCACGAAGGCAACACCGGCGCAGTGGAAGAAGTTGCGCCCGGTTCTCTCCGGGTTCTTCCAGATCGCCGATGGACGATGGCTGCACAAACGCGTTGAGCACGAGCTCGAGCAGTCCAGGCAGCGCAAGGAAAAGGCCGGCGGCAAGGCGAAGGCGGCCGCCCAGGCACGATGGGATCTGGCGAAGAGCGACACCCAAACGGATGCTCATGGCACTGCGTCAAGCAATGCTCCAAGCAATGCTCCAAGCAATGCTCCAAGCATCCGCCAAGCATTGCATGAGCAATGCCCTACACCAACACCCACACCTACACCACCACCTACTGCATCCTCCCTTCGGTCGGATGCGCAAAGCGTGGGGGCTGACGCGCGCGAGCAGGCACCCACGCTCGCCGGCGAGGCGTGCCGGCTGATGCGCGAATGCGGCGCGCAGCGGGTGAACCCGTCCGATCCGCGCCTGCTGCAGCTGCTCTCGCAAGGCGTGACGCCGCGCCAACTCGGCGACCTTGCCGGAGAACTGCGCGAGGCTCGCGGCGCACCGCAGAACATGGCGCTCGTCGTCGCCACGATGGCCGGACGGCTACGTGACGCCGCCGCCATGCCGCACCACCCGGACGGCACCGTGCAGCGCGCCGCCGGCGCGCGCGCGCCGCGCGAATCGACCGAGGAGCACAACCGCCGGGCCATCGCGCAGTTCCTCGGCGACCCGATCGATGACGGGAGGACGATCGATGCATGATGCCGACCGACGCGAGTTCGCCGCGCTGCTCAACGCGACCGCCGCGTACTACGACCGCAAGCTCACGCCCGACACACTCGCGATCTACTGGCAGGGCTTGGCCGACTTGCCGCTGGAGACGGTGCGCGCAGCGGTGAACGCGCACGTGCAGGACCCGAGCGCCGGGCAGTTCATGCCGAAGATCGCCGACATTCGCCGGCAGATCGAGGTGCACCGAGACGACGGCCACCCGGGGGCCGAGGAGGCGTGGTCGATCGCGCTGCAGGCCCGGCACGAATCCTCGTCGGTCGTCTGGACCGAGCAGATCTCGCGGGCGTTCTTCCAGGCTGCTCTGCCCCTGCTCGACGAGGGCGACAAGATCGCCGCGCGGCGCGCGTTCCTCGAGCGCTACGAGCGTGAGCTGGCTGACGCACGCAAGTCCGGCGTCAGCGCGAAATGGACGGTGTCGCTCGGCTCCGACCCCGATCAACGCGAGCAGGTGGTGGAGCAGGCCGTGCGGCTCGAGCGGCTTGGCCGCGAGCAGGCGCTGCGCCTGCTGCCTCACAGCGAGGATGTCGCGCCGTCGGCCATGCAGCGCCTCGAGAGCGGCATCGTGCGCACCGGCGGCGCGCAGCAAATTGCCGCGTTGCGCAGGCTGCTGGGGGCGAAATGAGCCGCTACCACGAAGCCGCACAGGACGTCTGTGGTGCCGCTGGCCAGGAGCCTGCAGGTGGCGGCTGCCATGCGCACGGCTGCCCGCTGCCGGGCGCCATCAGCGAGTCGACGAAGGGCGGCGGCCCGTGGTTCTGCCGGCACCACTTCGGCGTCGGCGGCGCGGCCTGGGCGGGCATCACGACCCGGCTGCGCCAGGAGCAGGCGCACGACGGCGAGCTCGTCGCAGCCGCGCCGTCGGTGCCTGCTGCCGTGCAGCGCATCCGCACCGAGGTCGCAGAGACGCGCGCGCAGCGTGCTGCTGCCGGCCCGACACGCGAACCCGGCGATGACGACGCATGACCGCACGAGCTACGCGTACGCGCGCATTTGCCAGGGCTGAGTCGGGATGCGACGGCTGTAGGCACCAGCAGCCGCCGACGCACCCCGGCGCCGTCCCGACGTGCGCCAAGGCCGGTCCCCCGGACGCCTGCGTGCTGGCGCGCGAGCGGGCCATGAGGGAGCACTTCGAGCGCACCGGTTGGTGGCTCGATCGGTGTCCGCGGTGGGAGCGATGCACGCATCGACTGACCACCTGAGGGGCATCGCTGACGAGATGGACGCCGACGGCGTGGATCTCGCGGGGTTTGTCCTCGTTGCTGTTCACCCGCACGACGGAGGCACGGTGCGCGTGCTCGGCACGCTCCCAGACCGGAACGCTAACGCCATGATCCTGCGCATGGCGCTGCGGCTGCTCGACGTCCGGCAGGAGCGGCTGCAGTGATCCGCCTGACGATCATGGGGCAGCCGTCCTCGAAGGCCAACAGCAGGCGGATCGTGACGTTCGGAGGCAGGCCGGCGTCGATCAAGAGCCGCGAGGCCATAGCGTACGAGCGCGATGCCATGCGCCAGATCCCGCCGGCGGCGCGCCAGCGACTCGACGGTCCTGTGCGCATGACGATCCGCATCTGGTACGCGAGCGAGCGCCCGGATCTGGACGAGTCGCTGATCCTCGACATCCTGCAGGATCGCTGGGAGCGGGATAGGCATTCCGGCGAGCGCGTGCTCGTGCGGGCCGGGGTCTACCGCAACGACCGTCAAGTGCGCGAGCGCCACGTCTACCACGGCATAGATCGCGCAAATCCGAGAGCGGAGATCATCGTCGAGCCGCTGGCGCCTCAACAGGCCGAACTGCAGCTGCTTGATCGGATGGTTGCGATGGCTGACGAGGATCCATGGGAATGACCGGGGTGGACTGGTTTCGCCTGCTGGCTGACCTGCTGCGCGCCGGCAAGTACCGCGCCATCGTCTCTCGCGATACCGGCATCGCCAATTCGACGTTACGCGGTTGGTGGCTGCACGAGTGCGAGCCACGCCACTGGCACGGCGAGATCCTGATCGACTACTGGTGTCAGGTGATGCAAAAAGGTCGGGATTCCGTGCCGCGTCGGCGTCGATAATGAACAGTGCATCTGACGATATGGAGTCCAGCATGACCAAGGAGCGCACCGTGCAGGTGCCCGGGCAGGCGCCGCAGCCAGTGCCGATGCAGGACGATCCCGGCGACGCGCCGCAGGAACTGCCGACGCAGGAGGACGCCGCGCGACTGGCCGCCAAGCGCGGCCGGGCCGTTCTCTCGCGCGACGGCTGGGTGTGCGCGCCGCAGGCGCCCGAGGTTGCGCGCATCCTGCGCTGACGGCTGGCGGATTCTTCAGGTTGAAATTCAATGCGCTGACAACCGGCTGGTTCCGGGTCGGTTGACTGGTTGGCAAGGGGAGTGCAATGACGCAATCGACGCACATCGCAGCCGGACAGACGGCGGCCAACGGGTCGGACGTCACGGTGACTGCTGGCGCGCCAGCGGTCTTCACACTCGACGCAGCCGGCATCCCTGACAACATCGGCATCCCGATCAAGCAGAAGATCGGATCTGCGTACCCGCGCACCATCGCAGTGCTCAGCCACGCGAACCCCGGGCCAATGCTCGTCGACGTGACGATCACGGTGCGTGCCGAGCGGCCCGACATCAGCGACTACGGCGTCGATGTCGCTGTGATGCTCGACCGGTAGCCATCATGTGCTTCAAGGCTCCGAGTGTCGTGCAGCGCGACCCAGCCATCGATGCCTCGAAGGCTGGCGCCGAGGCCCAACAGAAGGCCAATGCCGAAACGGCGCTCTTGCGCCAGCGCAGGCGTCGCTCCGCGCTCGAGGCTGGTCTGGGCTCGAGCGCCGGCTCAGCGCTGGCCATCTACGGTCAGCGCAAGCTCGGCGGTGATTGACAGTGGACGAGTCGATCGCGCAAACGATCGTGCGCCGCGCCGCGCAGGCACGATCGGCTCGGTCAGTGCATGAGCAAGTCTGGCGCGAGTGCCTGGACTACACCTGGCCGGAGCTGGCGCACGGCATCAGTGGTATCACGGTCACGGCGAGTGATGCGCAGGCCAGGCGCGCGCAGATGGTCGACTCCACGGGGCGCGACGCAGCCACTACGCTGGCAAGCGGGCTGATCGGCGGTCTTGTACCAGCGAACTCGCTGTGGTTCGAGCTCGACGTCGGGCAGGAGAGCGAGGACGAAAAGCGCTGGCTCTCGGAATCGTCCAAGATCATCTGGGAGAACATCCACGTGGCCAACTTCGACGCGGCGGTATTCGACGCGATGAAATACGAGGTTGCCTGCGGATGGTTCGCCCTGCACATCGGCGAGGCGCCAGAGGGCGGCTACACGTTCGACTGCTGGGCAATGTGGGGCGTGTTCGCCTGCGCCAGCCGCAATGGTGGGCGCATCGACACGGTCTACCGCTTCTTCGAGATGACGGTGGAGCAGGCCGTCAACGAGTACGGCATCGATCATGTCTCGGCAGAGGTGCGCGAGCGTCATGCCCGCGGCAAGCTCGACGAGTTGGTGCAGCTGATCTGGGCGATCGTCCCGCGCATGCACTACGTCGTGGGGCCGGCGCTGGCGAAGAACAAGCGCTTTGCGTCGGTGGTGGTCGAGGAGCGCACCAGGCACGTCGTGCGCGAGTCGGGCTACGACGAATTTCCGGTGGTCGTACCACGATGGTTCATGATTCCAGGCACCGACTATGCGATCGGCCCGTTTTCCGACGCGCTGCCGGACGTCAAGATGCTGAATCGCCTGGTGTTCAACGAGATGGCGGCGACCGATCTGGCGGTGGGCGGGCTGTGGGCAGCGGTCGATGACGGTGTACTGAATCCGAAGGCGGTGAAAATCGGGCCGCGCAAGGTCATTGCAGTCGCCGCCCTCGAAAGCATCAAGCCGCTGCTCACGGGATCGGATTTTCATGTCGCATGGACCGCAAAGGAGCAGCTGCAGGGCGCGATCCGTCGCACGCTGATGGCCGACCAGTTGCAGCCGCAGGACAAGGCGCAGATGACGGCCTACGAGGTCCACGTGCGGGTTCAGCTCATCCGGCAGCTGCTCGGCCCGGTGTTTGGGCGCCTGCAAAGCGAGTTCCTCCAGCCGCTCATCGAGCGGTGCTTCGGAATCGCATACCGCGCCGGCGTGCTCGGCCGCCCGCCAGAGTCGCTTGCCGGACGCAGTTTCACAGTGAAGTACGTGAGCCCTCTGGCGCGTGCGCAAAAGCTCGATGAGGTGACGGCCATCGAATCCTGGTACGCCTCTCTGGGACAACTCGCGCAGGCGCGGCAGGATCAGGGCGTGTTCGACCTGGCCGACGACGACAAGGCCGCGCGCAAGCTTGCCGAAGCCCGTGGCGTGCCCGCCGACATCCTGCGATCGAACGAGGACATCGCGGCACTTCGCGCGCAGCGCGGGCAGGCGCAGAAGCAGGCCAGCGAACGCGCGATGTTCGATGAGTTGACCGTCGATGGCGCGAAGGCGCAGATGGGTGCGCGCCGTGTCGCGTGAGCCAGAGATCACGCCACAGATGTTCGCAGACATCTTCGAGCACGATCGGCGAGGCGCGGCAATCCTCGATCACATGATCCGCCGTTTCGTGCGTCCGGCGGTCACGTCTGGCGGCATCGATGCGGTGTTGATGACGTACCACAATCAGGGCGCGCGCATGCCGCTGGATTACATCATGCAGCAGATCAACCGGGCGGCCGGGGAACCTGACACAGACGACGAAACCGCGCACCATGACGACACTGACCGCTAATTCCGGGTATTGGACAGCGATACTCGCCGAGAGCACCGAGCTGGCGCGCGCGAACGCGGCGGCGGCGCTGTTCGCCTCTGGCACAAAGCTCAAGTTCTACGATGCCTCGAACAATCTGCTGCGCACGATCACGGCCAACGCTGCCACGCGCGAGGCGTTGGCGACGGGTTACTACCCGATCGCGCTGGGCGCGTTCACGGACGGTGCCGTTGGCACCGGCACGCCAGCGCTGCTGGTCGTGACGACGTCGGCCGACGTCGAGATCGTGCGCATGACGGCGGGCGTGAACAGCGGCCAGTTCCAGATACCCTCGGCGTTTGCCTCAGGCGTGGCGTTGCAGCCAGGTGCGTTTCGCTTGCGCTATCCGGCCACGGCGGCGCCGCCAAGCGGCAAGAGGTGGTTTCCCGGGCACTACTTCTACGCGTCGGACGATTTTCAGCACGACATCTCGTTCGTCGAGAGCCGGCGCGCCAAGGTGCGCTACAACGAATATTTCGCCGGCTACTACATGCTCTTGTATTGGGACCAGGTCGAGAGCACGCAGGGCACGTACGACTTCGGTCCCGTGCTGTCCATGCTCGACACGGCGCAGGCCGACGGCAAGATGGTGTGGATACGCATCGAGGACCGATCGTTTCATGGCTACTCGCGCGGCCTGGCATGCCCGAGCTACATCCAGAGCGGCGGCGGCCTGTACGAGTACGGCGGGTACCTGGTGAGCCCGAAATTCTGGGTGCCGTGGGTGAGCGAGGCCGTCAACAGCATGATCTCGGCGCTGATGGAGGCGGTCGACGATCATCCGGCGCTGCAGGGCGTGGCCACTGAAGAGTGCTCGATGGCAGGATCGTGGTTGCAGCCGGGGTACACGTGGCAGGCGCAGAACGCCCACGTGCTCGCCCAGTGCGCGGCCGGATCGGCAGGGGCCGTCAAGAGCCTGTGGCATCAGAACATGGGCTGGTCGAACGAGTCGATGGAGGACATGATCGAGCACTATCGGATGACGGACGCCGTCGTGCGCACCTACAAGGCGGGATTGAGCCCGACAGACCTGCGCATACAGTCAGAGTTTGGTGCTTACACCGATACGACGTACGGCTCATACATCACGACAAGGTACGCTGGGGAGGCCTTTTTCCACCCATGCGTGGAATATCACACGTACATCAGCGCCGGACTGAATGCCAGGCTGCTGCTTGACTACGGCGTCGACACTCTGGGGGTCCAGTTTATCTCATGGGCGAACACGGACTATGACGCGTCGTGGGCGTTTACCCAAGACGACGCGATCGCCGAAGTGATCCGCCAGCAGGGCCGCATCAACTCGGCGCGTCCCTCGACCGTGCCGGCGTAGCAATCATGGCCATCGCATATCGCACGCATAGCAGCGACGAGTTTTACTCGTCGCCGACTGTCTCTCTGACGCAGTTGAGCGGCACTTCTGCTGGCGACGTGCTGCTCGCGTTCTTCTTGATGGGCTACATCCAGCCGACGCTGGACACGTTGCCGTCTGGGTGGACAATCATTGCGCAGGACGCGCTCGGACCAGATCCGACCGGCGTGCTGTGGGTATGCAAGAAGATCGCCACGGCATCGGAGCCGGCGAACTACGATTTCGTGTTCAGCAACAACTTCAACGGGCACGTATCGCTGGCGTGTTACTCGGGCGGCGAAGACGTGTCCGTCGTTGGCACGGCCGCGTGGGCCGATACGCCTGACTCTGCATCGCCATACTCGGCCGATGCGACGTCTGTCACAGTGCCGAATGACAACTCGTTGCTGCTGTTCTTCGGCGTAGCGAGCAGGAATGAGTATGAGGCGTTCGAGTGGACCGCGCCCAGCGGGTTCACGGAGCGCTTCGAGGCTGGCCAGAGTTGGGAGTTTTGCTCACTGACGCTCGCAGAGAAGTCGGTGAGCGCCGGATCGAGCGGGGCGGCGAGCGCGAGCGGCTCGGGCACAGGCACCGTGCGAACGCTGGGGATGCTGATTGGCATTGCCCCGGAGGGTGGAGCGAGCACGATTAATGGTACCGGGTACGCCGACCTGCCAATCGTGACGTTGCTGCAACTTGGCGGTGTCCCTGTGTCGATACCCGTCGGCAATACGCTCGACCAGACACTGACGATCCGCGACCAAAGTGGCACGGGGTTGCGCTACCTGACGAGCGTTCCGGGTTCGACCAACACGGACGTGGCGACGGTATCGCAACTGGCGCAGACCGACGCCAACGGGCAGGCGACGGTTCGGGTGACATGCATGGGGACCGGCACGGCGCAGATCAGTGCGCAGCTGGACGGCGTGCAGTCGCAGCCATTCACGGTGACGGGGATTTACGTCGGGCCACCTAGCACCATCGACAGCGTGCAGATGCTGGCCGAGCCCACGAGCGTCATCATCAACCAGAGCGCCCAGTTCGATGCGCGCGTGCTGGGCACCGGACAGTTCGACCCGGCGATCACGTGGACAGTGCAATCGGGCGGCGGCTCGATCACGTCTGGTGGCCTGTACTCGGCGCCTGGCGCCGCGGGTAGTGCCACGATCCGCGCGGCGTCTGCGCCGGTTCCGGCCGTCTACGACGAGGCCACGATCGAGATCGTCGACGTGCCGCCACCAGGGCCGCCAGAGGTCAATCGTGTGCTCACGAGTTCAGCGCCGATGATGCTCAGTGGTACGGCCGAGCCGGGGGCCACGATAAGCCTGCTGATCGACGGTGCCCCGCATCTCAACGTGGACATCGCCGACGGCACGGGCAGTTGGGCGTGTCTGCTGGACATCGGTGCCGGGCAGCATACGCTGCGGGCACGCCAGACTGGCGCCACCGGGACGTCCGACTGGGGCGACGAAATCGGCTTCCTCGTGGTGCTGTTCGAGGCCGTGCCGACAGGCGCGCCCAACAAGCTGCGGATCAAGTCCGAGAGCGTGCGCGACAAGCGCGAGATCTATACGGATCTGCCGCCGACAAACGATCCGTCCGACCTGCCGGCGCCGCAGGTCACCGTCCCGTTCCGGCGCCCGAAGGCCTGGCCGTCGGATTGATTTCGTCGGGATTCCGTTGCGGGCGCTGCACCACAATGGTGAGCGTCGTCAACGGACTACAGATCTCATGCGGATTCGTCGTTTCCACGGTGTTCTGCAGGATGCGGCTGCCGGCGCAGAAGGCGCTCCGGCTTCGGGTGCCGGCGCGGCCCCTCCTTCCGCTTCCGGACCGTCGCATGGTGGCGACGCGGTGCCGCCAGCTCCGGTCGCCGCGCCGGCAGCCGCACCGAGCGCGCTGGCCGCTGCCACCCAGCCCGGGCCCCACGATCACATCCCCGAGAAGCATCGCGTGTTCGGTGCCGACGGAAATCTCGACCTCGACGCGACGCTCAGGAAGAACGCCGATGCCTACGTGGCGCTGGAAAAGCGCCTGGGTTCGAGCGACGTGCCGCCGCCCTCGGCCGGCGAGTACAAGATCACGGCGCCCGAGGCGCTCAAGGACGCGTTCCAGCCAGAGGATTCTGGATTCAAGGAGTTCCTGACCAAGGCCCACGCGGCCGGCATGACCCAGAAACAGATGGACGCGACGATGGAAGCGTTCTTCTCGGTTGCGCCCAAGCTCGTCATGGGCGCACGGCAACTCGACGCCGATGGATGCGTGGCGGCCCTGCAGAAGGTCTGGGACACGCCAGAGGGTCTCACGACGGGGTTCCGCGCCGCCGATCGTGCGTTGGCTGCGTTTGGCGGTGAGCGTGCCGACGCACTGCGCACGAAGTATGGGAACGACCCCGACATCCTGTGGTTCGCCGCGCAGATCGGTGCGCAACTCGCCGAAGACAGGGCGCCGTCGCGGCCGACGACGAGTGAGGCGGACATCCGGTCGCTGGAAGCGTCTGTCGCGTACAGCGACGAGAAGCATCCCGAGCATCAGGTGGTGAGCATGAAGGTCAAGCAGCACTACGAGCAGCTCGCGAAAGCGATGCCAGGAATGATCAACTGATTCAACGCCGGCCCGCGATGGCACGCGGATACCCGGCTCACGGCCCGCGGCTCGAACCCACGCCGAACCGAGACCGCGTCAATTTCAGGCCCGCACGCGGACACCCTGGCAGGCGATCGTTTCGACAATCGAGGCCAATATGGACACGATCACCAACGCGTTCGTCATCCAGTGGGACAACGCAATCAAGGCTCAGGCGCAGCAGTCCGAATCGCGTCTGACGAAATGCATCACGGACCGGGGTTCGATCACCGGCGAGAGCTTCACGCACAACTCGATGGGCACGATCGACATGCCCGAGAGCGCCACGCGGCTTGGCGACACCGAGTGGGGGTCGATCGACCATTCCACGCGGGTGGCGAACATGCGCGACTTCTACCGCGCATTGCCGCTGGACCGCGCCGACATCCCCAAGATGCTGGTGAACCCTGTCACCGGCGGGGACTACATGAAGGCCATCATGGCCGCGCGGAATCGTCGCGTCGACAACATCATTTACAACGCGATGATCGGCGGACAGCTCATGAAGGATGGCTCGACAACGACGCTTCCGTCCGGGCAGATCATCCTCAACCAGAGCGCTGGCCTGACCAAGGCCAAAATCATCACTGCCAAGAAGATCTTCCGCAACAACGAGGCGGACGAGCAAACCGGCGAAGAACTGTTCATGCTCTACACCGGCGACGCACTCGAGGACGTGCTCAACGACACCCAGTTGACGAGCGCCGACTTCATGGCAGTGAAGATGCTGCAGGAAGGCGACATGTCATCGAAGTGGATGGGGATCAACTGGATCCCGTTTCAGGGCGTCAATACGGCATCGAGCATCGCGCAACTCGTGATGTGGGCCAGAAGCGGCGTGAAACTCGGTCGCGGCTACGAGGAAGGCAACGTGACGCGCCGGGGCGACAAGCGCGACGCCTGGCAAGTGTCGATGGCCGCCTCCTATGGTGCCCTGCGCACCGAAGAAGCGAAGGTCGTGCGCGTGGACATCGCGGTCTAAGCGCCGCTTCAACGAGAGGAATTCATCATGGCAGATATCAACTCCTACGAGGCCGACCAGATCGCGGCGCTCAAGAAGCTGCACCCGAGCAAGCACAACCGGGTGCGTGCGTTGACCTTCCGCACGCCGGCGACCTACACCGCGGCGCAGAACGACACCGTCGGATCCGGGATGGTCATCCCGGCGGGGTCGAAGCTGTTGCCCGCGCTCGTGTCGAGCGCCACGAACGCATCGGCTGTGACGCTCTCGCTGGGCATTCGCAAGCGCGACGCGGCAAAGACAGCGATCTCGGCCACCGCGATCGTCAACGCATTGGCGATCACGACCGCGCAGGTCTCGATGCCGATGACGGGCGTGAAGATCACTGGCGGGCAGTCATACGTGACCCCCGAGGACTGCGAACCGTACATCACGCTCGGCGGGGGCACGCCGACCGCCAACGCGGCGATCGAGGTGACGGTGTACTACGTCGCGCCATGACGATCATGGGCGCGCATTGATTCGGCCGGATATGGGGGGTTCGCCCCCCGTTTTCTCTTGCGGGCGCTGATATGGCAGAGACGGCAACGACGATTTGCAGCGCGGCCATGGAGATGCTTGGGGCAGGGCCGATCGCAAACCTGTCCGATCAGACCGTAAACGCTGGCCGCTGCACGCGTGCGTGGCCACTGCTGCGCGACTGGATGCTGCGCACGCACGCCTGGAATTGCGCCGTCAAGCGGGTCGTGCTCTCTCCCGATATTACGGCGCCGGCGTTCGGGTTTTCGCACGCGTTCACGCTACCGATTGACTACGTGCGGATGCTCGAGATCGGCGACGTGTACGACCAGCCGGCCTACAAGATCGAATCGGGCAAGGTGCTCGCGGACGCCACGACGCTCAAGTTGCGCTACATCTGGCGCAACGATGACCCCACGACCTGGGATGGCGCGCTTGTGCGCGTAATGGTGCTGGCGGTCGCCGCGCATCTGGCCTATGCGACCACCAACTCGGCGAGCGTCGAGAGCACGCGCATCGACGAGTTACGTCGCGAGTTGCGGGCCGCGAAGTCGATAGACGGGGCTGAAGAGGACGGCGAGATTCTCGGTGACTTTCCGCTGTACGCGGCGCGCTTCTGATGGCCAATGCGCACGACATCCAGACGAATTTCACTGCTGGTGAACTCTCGCCACTGCTGAACGGGCGCGTAGACCTCGCCGCCTACAGGATGGGCTGCAAGGAACTGCGCAACGCCATGGTAATGCCGTTTGGCGGGGTGCGCAGGCGGTTCGGTACGCGCTACGTCGCCGACTGCTACAGTGCCGCCAGCGCATCGCGCGTGATCGCCTTCGGGAATGGTTACGTCATCGAGCTGGCGCACTACACGCTGCGCGTGTTCGACGCGAACGGTCTGCTGAAGACGCTTTCCGCGCCGTGGATGGCATCGCAGGTTTTCGAGATAGCCTTCGCGCAGTCATCGGACACGATGATTCTCGTGCATCCGCTGCATGCGCCGCGCCGGTTGTTATACGTGGGCGCCGGCGTGCTGTTCAGCCTCGATGTCGTGCCGATCATGGTGTATCCGTTTGCCGAGGTGGGCACTTGGGGGAGCGCATCGCTGACTCTCTCAGATGCCAATGTAGGCACTGGGCGCACCGCGACGGCATCGGCGGCGTCGTTTCTGCCGTCCGATGTCGGACGGGAGATTTCAGCCGGCTCCGGATCTGCGACGATCACCGGTTACTCGTCATCGACCGTGGTGACCGTGACCGTGGTGCGCGGTTTCGACTCCATGTTATACGGGGGCGGTCAATGGATCATCGAGGGTTCGCCGCGGACGAGCTGCACGCCGTCGGCAGCCGGTCCGGTAGGTGCTTCGATCACGCTCACATCCGGTGTGGATGGCTCGCTCGGCAGTTCCAAGGCAGTGACGCTGGCGACATGGGATGCAGTGACGCTGCGAGCCTCGTTCACTGTGACCAGCCATGGTTATTCGAGCGGAGATTCGGTGCGGGTTGCGGAATTCGCGCCGGCAGCGTGGAACGGTGATCGCACGATTTCGGTTGTGGATGCGAACACCTTCACAGTGGCGATGTCCGTCGATCCGCTCGCCGTGTACGGCTACGGTACGGTAGCCAAGATCAACACCGGTGGCACAGTCAGTGCCTGGCGCAGCAGCGACGTCGGCGCGCACGTGCGCATCAACGGCGGACTGGTGAGGATCACGTCGTTTACGTCGTCCACGGCTGTGGTCGGTCAGGTCGTGGTCGAGATGTCTGACGCAATTGCGGCGCCGGCGGATGCATGGACGCTGGAACCCCCTGCATGGGGGCGTTGGGGCTATCCGGCCACGGTAGCGTTTCACGAGCAACGACTGCTATTTGCGGGGTGCATGTACGCTCCCGCGATCGTGCAGGCTTCGCGCAGCGCAGAGTATTTCGATTTCACCAGCGGTACGCTCGATGCCGATGGGTGGCAGCGTGAGATTTTCTGCGACGAGTACGAGGCGATTCGCCATCTGGTGAGCGACACGGCGCTGCTGGCGCTGGGATTCAGCAACGAGTACACGGTACGCGGTGGCATCGAGAAGCCGATCACGCCGACGAACATCCGGGTGCGCCCGAAGTCGAATCACGGAGCGGCGCGGCTGCGCCCGCTCAAGATCGGGACAGAGCGGATCTTCTTCCAGCGCTCGGCCCGTCAGGTGCTGGCGATGCAGTACGTCGAGGAAAACGATTCTTACAAGGTCGATGACGTGGGCCTGCTCGCGCAGCACTTCTTCGACGTCGGGGTCGTGGATGCGGCGTTTCAGCGCCGGCCGCAGCCGCTGCTGTATTGCGTTCTGGCCGACGGTACGATGGCCGTGGCGACCTACGATCGCGCGCAAAACGTGCTGGCGTGGACACTCTGGCATACCGACGGTCAATACGAGTCGGTCGCTGCGGCGCCTCAATCGTCGTCGGATGCTGTCTGGGTGGTCGTTCGACGCTGGATCAATGGTCAGTTCGTGCGCATGATCGAGCGCTTCGAGTGGTCGCGACCGGAATATGGGCGCGACTACGGCGGCCAGCTCGATTGCGCGGTCGAGCGTAGCGCCTCAGGTGGTGTCGTATCCGGTCTGTCGCATCTCGAGCAGGAGGTCGTGCAAGTGCTCGGTGGCGGCGCATATCTCGGGCAATACACTGTAAGCAGCGGGCAGATCACGCTCGTGCCGGCGCAATCTCTCTTTGTGCTGGTCGGCAAGTCGTACACGACGCGGATTGTCCCGATGCCGCCCGAGATGCCTACCGGCGCGGGCTCTGCACGCGGACGGCAGGTACGCGCCGTCGAGACGACGCTGATCATGCATGAGTCGCTCGGCGCGACGTTAAATGGTCTGCCGATACCAGAGCTCGCGCCGATCACGGTTGGCGATTTCCTGGTCGCACACACCGGCGACGTCCGCGTCGACGGCCTCGAAGGCTGGGAACGCGGGCAGCCGCTGATGGAGATCGAGCAGACGCTGCCATTGCCATTGCACGTGCTCGCGTTGTCGACGAAGCTGGTGGTCAATCCATGATCAGGCGGGCAAACATGGGAGATCTTGATCAGCTCGTAGCACTGGCTCGTCGGATGCATGCAGAGAGCCGATTCCGGATCTATCAGTTCGCCGAGCAGAAGGTGCGCGACATGTTGGCCGGGCTCATCGGTTCGCCCGACACCGCGCTTGTGTCGGTGGCGATCGATCGCAACACTGGCGAGATCGCGGGCGGCATCGCGGCGCTGTGCGTTGAGCAGTGGTTCTCAGCCGGCAAGGTGGCGCAGGATGTTGCGCTCTTCGTCGATCAGGACAAGCGCGGTGGAATTGCCGCGGCGAGCCTGATAGATGAATTCATCGTTTGGGCTCGCGAGATGGGAGCGGTCACGGCAGAGCTGGGGATAAATACAGGTGTTCGTATCGAGCGCACCGCGCTGCTATTCGAACGCATGGGGTTGGCTCGTGCCGCGTATCTCTACGTGAAGGAGCTCTGACGATGTGCATCAGCATGGCGACGCTTGCGATGATCTCGGCGGGCGTGAGCGCCGCCGGGACGGTCATGCAGGGCATGCAGGCCAACCAGATGGGCAAGTACCAGCAGGCGCAGGCCGATGCCGACGCGCGTGCCCAGGAGTCCGAGGGGCGCTTGATGGCCGAGAAGATCCGCAAGGCCGGGCGCCGGCAGGCGTCCGAGGCAATCGCCGCGCAGGCGGGTGCTGGCGTTTCGCTCAATGACCCTGGCGCGATGGAGATCAACCGGCGCATTGTCGGCGACTACGAGGAGGACGCGATCGCCGAGATTCTGGGCGGTGGCTATCGTGCGGCGAGCCGGCGTGCCGAGGGTCTGGCGGCGGCGGCCAGTGGGCGCGCGCAGCGCACGAATGCGCTTCTCGGGGCAGCGGCGACCGGGTTTTCTGGCTGGCGCTCATCGCGTCGGTCAGTTGTTTTCCGCGATCCGGGTGAGCCGTCTGCACCGATCGAGAGCAGGACATAGACGCCATGGCGCTCATCCCGGTCGGCAATGCCGGTTTTCGCGTCCCGGGGGCCGCGCCAACGCCGCGCGTAGACCGACAGCCATCGCTCGGCGAGGGGTTGGCCGAAGTCGGTCGCGCGGGCATGCAGGTTGCCGACCAGATGCTGCGCGAGTCCGCCCGACAATTGGCCGAGGACACGGCCGCGATGCAGGATGAGCGACGCGAGCAGAACGCCGCGATCCGTCAGGAGATCGCAGAGATACGTGCCGAGCGGCGCCGGGCGGCCGAACTGGACTCGGCGCAGCGGGCGGAGCAGGCGCGGCAGGCGATGCAGGCCGCGCACGACCAGGTGGCCGAGCAGTTCCGCGCCGGGGATCTCGACGAGGTGGGGTTCATCGGGCAATTCCGCAGCGCGATCGACGATGAACGGCAGCGGGCCCTGAAGGGAGCGGACCCGGCATTCGCGCCGATGATCGAGCGGGCGCTGGTGGGCGCAGAGCGCGAGGTGCAGCGCAAGGCGGCGGGCACGGTGGTCGCGGTGACCAAGGACCGGCGCAAGGCCAAGGTTGTCGAGTTGTCGGAACTGCTGCAGCGTGACGCGGTGAGCGACCCGGCGGCGGCGATCGTGCGCAATGATGCGCTGCTTGACGGTGAGGTGGGTACGCTCGGTCAGGCCGATGTCGCCACGAGGAAGGCGACGTTCCGGGAACAGGCCTGGCGCAGCCACTTCACGCGCGCGATCGAGGACAATCGAGACAACCCGGCGGCGCTCAATGCGCTGCGCGGTCGCATCAGCGGCACCCAGGCGCTCGACCCGAACCAGCAAACGGCGCTGCTCACCAGCATCGACACCCGCCAGACACTGCTGGAGAACCGTGGCCGGGCGGCGGCCGAAGCCAGCGACCGCCGGGCGCAGCAGGCCTTCACCGCGCTGCAGTCGCTCGATGCGCAGGGCTTGCCGATCGACCCGGGATTCCTGTCCGCCACGATGGCGCGGCTGAAGGGCACGCCGCTTGAGGAGGCGGCGCGCGCGATCGCAAGCGGCTCGGCGGCCTCGGCGAAGTTCGGCTCGCTGTCGGTGCGCGAGCAGGACGCGGTGCTGGCCGACGAGTACGCGAAGGCGGCGAAGGCCGGGGTCGATCCGGCCAGGTCGGCGCACCTGGCCAAGCTTCGCGGCATCCGCAACGCCAGCGAGGCCGCCTACAAGGCCGACCCGTGGCAGGCGGGCGTCGAGCGCGGCCAGATCGAACCGCCCGCGCCGCTTGATCTGTCCGATCCGAACAAGGCGATGGAGTCGTTCACCGCCCGGATGGCGCAGGCGCCCACGATCGACCGGCTGGCCGGGCGCCAAGTCTCCCCGCTCAAGCCCGACGAGGCGCGCCAGCTCGGCGACATGCTCGATCGGATGCCGATCCCCGAGCGCACGCGGTTCCTGGGCGGCATCGGCAAGGTGATCGGCGGGCGGCGCCTCGAGGACCTCTCGCGCCAGCTCGGCGCCAAGAACAACGAACTCGGGATCGCGGCGGCGATGGAGGCCCACCAGTTCAGGACGCAATCCGGGCGCTCGGTGGCCGAGCTCTACCTGGAGGGGGCTGATGCGATCAAGACCGACCGCGTGAAGCTCGGTACTACCGAAGCTCAGACGATGCGCGCCGACGTCTACGATCGGATCGGAGATGCCTACACCAGCCCTGCGGCGCGCGAGGCCGCAGTCGACGTGGCAATGAAGCTCTGGGCGCGCGAAGCGGTTGCAGGAAAGAGCCTCAGTGCCGGCGAGGCGGTTCGGATGTCCACCGGCGGGATCATGGAGATCGCTGGCCACAAGACCCCGATGCCCTACGGGTGGACCGAGGACGAAGTGCGCTGGGCGATCAACCGGATCGACGGTGCCGCGATCGCGGCCGCAGCGGGCACGACAGCACAGCCCGGCGCGCCACTGAAGGGCAACGAAACCCGCGTGAGGGTGGGCGACTCGCTCATGACGGCGAGCGAGCTGGCCGCGCAGATCCAGTCGGTGCAGTTGCGCTCGGCCGGCTCGAACCGGTACGTCCTGCAGGTGGGCAACCAGATCGTCACGCGCGAGGACCGCACGCCGTTCACGATCTCGCTGGTGAAGCCCTGACGATGTTCGATGCGCTCTACCAGGAGGACGTCGACCGCGCGCTGGCACTGGAAGCGCGCAGCCCGCGCGTGCAGCCCAAGCCCCAACCGGATCCCTTCTCTGGAGTCGGCGGCGCGATGTGGCGCGGGCCGGCGCAGGCTGGCGTCGAGTTCGGCCGCACGTGGATCAACCTGATGGAAGCCTACGGCAAGGCCGCGGCGTTCCGTGAAGGTGCGCCGAAAGAGGAATCGGTTGACCGCCTCTTCGAACAGTCGGAAATCTCGAAGAGCCTCGGCAAGGTGGCCAAGTCCTTCGAGATGGACGCGGCCACCACCGGCACCGTCGGGCAGATCGTGCACGGGCTGACGAAGTTCGGCGTCAAGGCGGTCGGTCACGCGCTCGTCGCGGGCCCGTTCGCCCCTCTCGGTTTCGGCGTCGATGAGGGCGTGAGCGAAGGCCTGCGCCTGGCCGACAAGGGCGTGGACACCGAGACGGCGATCAAGGCGGGGGCGGTGCACGGCGCGGCCGCCGCGGCCTCGATCGCGCTGCCGGTGGCCGGCAAGACGATCCCGCAGACGATCGGGCTCACTGTCGCCGGCGGCCCGGGCGCGTTCATGGGCGAGCAGGCGGCGATCCGCGCGATCCTCGACTCGGCCGGGTTCGAGGACGTCGCCCGCGAGTACGACCCCTTCGACGTCACCGGGCTGGTGGTCTCGACGCTCGGGCCCGGGGCGTTCGGCGCCGGCGCCCACGTGGCTCGCGGCATGCGCGCGCGCAGCACGGCCAAGGCCGGCGAGGCGAAGCCGGTCGAACCCGGCACGAAGCCTGCCGATCATGGAGCACCGGCGCCCGCCGGTGAACCGTCCGTACCTCCTCGCGAGGCGGTCGACGCCGCGCTGGTGGGAAACCTCAGCCAGGCCGAGGAGGGCGCGGCACTGGTGAAGGCCACCGACGTCGCGGGCATGCAAGAGCACGCCCGGGCGCTGCGCGAGGCGGACACGGCGCTCAACGAAGGACGTCCGGTCGACGTGACCGGAATCATCGATGCCGAGCGCGCAGACGTCGCGCGAGCCTACGACCTGGTGCGCGAGCAGCCACAGGGCGATGCGTTCGATCCGCTGGTGCTGATCCGGCCGGAGGACATCGAGGCGGTGGCCATTGCGCGCGGGGGCTGGAAGGGCATCGGCGATGTCGAGGTGAAGGGCCAAGGGTTCGGACTGGCCAAGTTCATCTGGCGGCACGGCGAGGAGTCCGTCAAACCCCCCAAGTTGCAGGCGACGCGCGATGACATTCTCGCCTTCCCGGAGATCATCCGCCGCTTCGAACCCAGTCGGCAGGCCGTCGAAGGCGGTCTTGGACGAGAGTGGAAGGTCGAGCTGCCTGGCGCCGACGGAAAGCGTCGGGTCGTGGTGTACGCCGATCAGGTTCTGAGCATGGGGGAGGGGCGCCACCTCATTTCGGTGCACGTCGAGGAGGCCGGAAAGGGGTCCGGCACGCCGCTTTCAAAAGAAAAGCCCGGCTGGGGTCCTGAGTCCCCCGGTAAGCGGTTGGAGGCTCACACCGGGGATACGCAACGCGGCTTTTTGCACCGCGCCGGTCAGGATCAGTCGGGCGACGCCAGTGTACCGCGTTCGGCCAGCGCCGACCAGATGGCCGAGCTGTCTGACCGGGTCGCGCGACTGGAGATGCGCACCGACGAGGGCGTCACGGCACCCGTCGAGCAGGTGGTGCGCGAGGCCGACGACGCGCTGAAGGCCGCGCAGAGCGACGCCAAGGCGTTCGAGGCGGCCGTGACCTGCCTGCTGGGGTGGTGAGAGCATGCGAGCGGAGTGCATCGACGCGGTACAGCAGGCGATCGGGCGGTCGCTGAGCCAGGCCGAGATCAAGGGCATCGAGGACCGCATCCGCGGCGCGATGAAGCAGCTGGCGCGCCAGGACATCGGCGCCTGGCGGGCAATGCCCGAGGCCGATCGGCTGACCCAGGCGGCCGAGCTCGCGCGCGATCAACTGCTCGGCGAAGCATCGAAGAGGCGTCAGCGGGTCGGGTTGCAGATTCGGGCGGTGGATCGCGTCATGGCGTCCATCGAGCGCGCGAAGGCCTCCGGCGGGAGGGCGGCCGACGGGCTCTTCAATTTCCTCAACCAGACCGAGATCTACCGCAAGGGGGTGGAGCGCCAGTATTTTTCGGGGCTCATCGACACCATGGAGACGATCAACGGCCGGCTGCTCGGCCTGATCGAGAATGCGCAGGTGGCGCGCGCGGTGGTGCAGGAGATCTTTGGCGTCGACTCGGGCAGCCAGGTGGCCAAGGCCGCGGCGAAGGCCTGGCTGGACATCGTCGAGGCGATGCGCACGCGGTTCAACGCCGCTGGCGGCGATGTGGGCAAGCTCGCCTACAGCTATCTCCCCCAGCTGCACGACACGGTGCGCGTGCTGCGCGCGGGCGCCGAGCGGTGGGTGAACGAGGTGCTTCCGCTGCTCGACGAGAGCCGCTACCTGCACGAGGACGGGCGGGCCTTCACCGACGCCGAGATCCGGGATTTCCTGACCGCTGCGTGGAAGACGATCAGCTCGGACGGGGTGAACAAGATCGAGCCGGGGCGCCAGACTGGGCAGGGGATGCTGGCCAACCGCGGATCGGCCTCGCGCGAGATCCACTTCAAGGGACCCGACGAGTACCTCGCTTACCTGAACGCCTACGGACAGAAGGGTGTGTTGGCGTCGATGCAGGCGCACGTCGGGCGGCTCGCGCGCGACATCGCGCTCGTCGAGCGCATGGGGCCGAACTCCGAGGCGACGTTCCGGACCGCCTACGATACGCTGCGCAGGGATGGCGAGAGCACGCGCGTCGGCGCTTCCGGGGTGGTCGCAGACCTCGAATCGGTCTGGGGCACGGTGAGCGGCCAGTTCAACATCCCCAAGTTCGCGCGGCTCGCCAGCATCATGCAGGGGCTGCGCAACCTGCAAGTCGCCGCGAAGCTCGGCAGCGCGGTGCTCTCGTCGATTACCGACATCGCCACCGTGGTGCAGACCGCGCGCTACCATCGGTTGCCGGTGCACACGGTGCTCGCGAACACGATCCGCGCGCTGGGCAAGGCCGATACCGAGTTCGCGAATCGCGCGGGGCTCATTGCCGAGTCGATGATCTCGGACATGAATCGCTGGGCCGAGGGCAACATCGGGCAGGGTTGGACGGGCAAGGCGGCGAACCTGACGATGAAGCTCTCGCTGCTCAACGCGTGGACGGACACGCTGCGACGGGGCTTCTCCATCACGATGATGGGGGCGCTGGGCAAGCTCTCGCGCGTGGAGTGGGGCAAGCTCGATGCGGCCGATCGCGCGCACATGGAGCGGGTGGGCATCACCGAGGCCGACTTCAACGTCTGGCGGATGGCCTCGCCCGAGGACTGGCGCGGCTCGCAGATGCTCACGCCGGATGCAATCAAGGCGATCCCCGACGAGGCACTGGCGAAGTTCGGCGACCCGCAGCGCGTGCGCGACGAGGCGATCACGAAGCTGCTCGCCTACATCACCGACGAGAGCGAGTTCGCGGTCGTGAACCCTGATCTAATGACGCGCACGATCCAGCAGGGCGGCTCGCACAAGGGCACGATCACCGGCGAGATCTGGCGCTCGATAATGCTGTTCAAGAGCTTCCCGATCGCGATGATCTCGCGCCACTGGGGGCGCATGGCTTCGGAGCCGACGGTCGGCGGCCGGCTCGCCTACGGCGCGACGCTGATGACCGGGCTGACTGCGCTCGGCTACGCGGCAATGACCGCGAAGGATCTGCGCGACGGCAAGGATCCGCGCGACCTGACCGATCCGCGGACGTGGGTCGCGGCGCTCACACAGGGCGGCGGGCTGGGTATCGTCGGCGACTTCATGTTCTCGGACCTCAGTCGCTTCGGCGACTCCCTGACCGAGACGCTGGCCGGGCCGGTGGCGGGAACGTTCTCGGATCTCGCTCGGCTCACCGTCGGCAACGTGCACCAGGCGGCGCGTGGCGAGGACACGCACGCCGGCGCCGAGGCGGTCCAGTTCCTCAAGTCGAACCTCCCCGGCGTCAACCTCTGGTACACGAAGGCGGCGATCGAGCGTGCATTCCTGCACGATCTGCAGGAGGCGATGAGCCCGGGGTACCTGCGACGGATGAGGCAGCGCGCGCGCCGGGAGTTTGGCCAGGAGTTTTGGTGGCAGCCCGGCGAGGCGCTGCCCGATCGGGCGCCCGACTTCGGCGCGATGGTGGGGGAGTAAGCGATGCGCGAAGATCAGATCCAACGTCTGAACGATCTCGGAGAGAAGCTCGCAGACGCAGTGCTGCGCGATGCCGACCCCGAGAACTGGATCGCCGGCGACAAGGTGCCGCGCGAGATGACGACGCAAGAGCGCGGCGACGCGCACTGGTGCCGTAAGATCGCTGCCGGCTCCTACATGCTGCTCGAACGCACGCTCTCGCTCGTGGAGCGCGTGAAGAATCCGGGTCGCGAGAATGACAGCGGCACGAGCCAGGCGGATCTGGACCTGGAGATCGCCGCCGCCGAGAAGCGCGCCGCGCAGGTGCTCGACCAGACGCTCGCTCGCGCGCGCAAGGTGATGTTCGATCGCAAGGTTCATGGCGCGAAATAATCCCTCGCTGATCGCCTTCGCGCTGACTGAGTACGACCGCCGCGGCTGGCGCATGCCCGATGTGCACGTGCGGATCTTCGACTGGTTCGCACGCACCGAGGGAGAGCGCATCCGCGTGCTGCGGGTCTTTCGCGGCTGCGGTAAGTCCACCATCCTCGGAGTACGCAACGCGCACCGCTTCCAGATCGAGCCCACGCATCAGGTGCTCGCGCAGGGCGCTGACGACGATCTCGCGCTCGACCTTTCACGCGACACGATCGCCATTCTCGGCGGGCACCCGTGGACGCAGGGACTGCTGCGCGAGCCGGCGGGCGTCGAACAATGGTGGACGCAGGCCGGGTTCGCTGCGAGCGCCCGCACGCCGCAAATGCGCGCCCGCGGCGTGCTCTCGCGCACGACAGGATCGCGTGCCGATGAGATCCAGAACGACGACGTCGAGGTCGAGAAGAACGTCGACAGTGAGCCTGCACGCCAGAAGCTGCGAAAGAAGCTCTCCGAGCAGACGCACATTCTCAAGCCGGGTGGCTCTGTGCTGTTCGTGGGCACGCCACACGCGCACGACTCGCTCTACGACGAACTCATTAAGGGGCGCGCGGCGCATCTGACGATCCCGCTCTTTGCCAGCCAGCGCCGCTACGAGAATGCGGCCGGCCGGCGCACCTTCCCGATCGGTGCCGAGCCGGGGCCGGATGGCGTCTGGGTCTTCGCCGGCATCGGTCCGATGGCGCAGCTGCTGCGCGAGGGGCACGACTTCCACGTGCGCGAGGGCAGCGTCAAGTTCCCGATGCCGCCCGAGGCGACGATCGATGTGTGCACGGGCAATGCGTGGCCCGAGCGGTTCGACCGCGAGGAACTCGCGCACCGGCGCCAGCGCTGTCGGACCTTCAACGAGTGGGACTCGCAGTACCAGCTCGAAGCGCGCCCGACGCACGAGATTCGCCTGGACCCCGACCGGATGATCGCGTATGACGTCGAGCCGGTGCTCGACAGCGCCAATCGACAGCCGGTGCTGATGCTTGGGGCAACGCAGATCGTCGGCTTCAAGTGCTGGTGGGACGTGAGTCTTGGAAAGATCCGCAGTGACGCGAGCGCCCTGTGCATCGTCTTCACGGACGACGCCGGACGCCTTTACTGGCATCGGGCGCAGGGGCTGGCGGGCGACCTCGAGGTGCTCGACGACGACGCAAAGCTGGTGGGTGGTCAATGCCACCAGATCATCCAGACGTTGCTGGGCTGCCACGTGCACCACGTGACAGTGGAGACCAACGGTCCGGGCGGGTTCGTGCCGCCGATCCTGCGCAAGCACTGCGCGCCGCACGGGATCACGGTGTCCGAGCACCACACGACCGCGAACAAGCAGCGACGCATCCTGGACGCCTTCGAGCCGCCACTGTCGGCGCGTTTCCTCTGGGCTCATACGAGCGTGCTCGACGGGCCGGCAGCACCGCAGATGCGCGAGTTCAATCCGGCGCTGCACAACCAACCCGACGACTATCTGGACGCCGCGGCCGGCGCCATCCGGGCGACGCCCGTGCGTATCGGTCGATTCGTCGGGATTCCGACGCAGGGTCCGGCGCAGAATTGGTCTCCGACATCCGGAACGCACGAACTCGAGCTCGAATTCGGCGCGTGGTAGGCGCTTCCTGCCGCATCTACAGAGCCAGCATGCCAGTCTGGTGTTGTGTGACAACCACCGGTCTGCGTCTCGTTGTCGCGGCCCTGGCATGCGTCGTGCATGTGATCGCCGCGGGCGCGGATCTGACGCTGCTATCGGGATTCGTGTCCTGGCATTCCGAGGGTCGTTACTGCGAGCGCAACGGCGGCGTTGGTGCACGTCTGGACTCAGGCGCGTGGGCTGGTTGGGCTGCCGGGGCCTACCGTAACAGCCTGTGCCGCACGAGCGTGTATGTGGGGCGCGAGTGGGTGCGTCCGGTCGCCGGGCCACTGCACGTCGGGGTGGTCGTGGCGCTGTCGAGCGGATATCGATTCGCCGTCGTGCCGGCGGTGCTGCCAGAGATCGTCGTGCGTTTCGATCGGTTCGAGGTGGCGCTCATCGTGCAGCCGTTTGAGATCAGGCACTCGCCGGCGTTCGTCGCGGCGCAATGGCGGTATCGCATCTGATGGAACCGATCGACCTGCGTGAGTTCGGGCGCCTCGAGGCCATGGTCGAGGCGCAGGGCCGAGAGATCGGCGAGCTGAAGGCGTCGCTCAAATCGGTCAGCGGCAAGCTCGACGAGTTGTTCGAGTTGGCCAATCGCTCGCGCGGCGGATTGTGGGTCGGCATGAGCATTGTGTCGGCCGTGAGCGCGATCGTCGGCTGGGCCTCGCAGAACCTACTGGGGCGTTGATGCCGATGCGTGTCTCTGATGCTGGAGTGAGCGCAATCGCGGCGCACGAGGGGCTGCGCCTCGACGCGTACCCAGACCCGGGATCGGTGGACGGCCGGCCAGTCACCATCGGCTACGGCGCCACGACGACGGCCGCAGGCGCGACATGGCAGATCGGCGACCGGATCACCGAGGCAGAGGCCGAGCGCCTGCTGCGCCGCGATGTGACAGTGGCCGAGGAGGCGGTGAGGCGCCTGGTGCACGTGCCGCTCGCGCAGGCACAGTACGATGCGCTGACGAGCTTCGTTTTCAACGTCGGTGCTCGGGCGTTCGAGACCTCGACGCTGCTGGAGCGCCTGAACGCTGGCGACTACGACGGCGCGGCCGCGCAGTTCGGGCGCTGGATATACAACGACGGGCGCGTGATGCCCGGGCTGCAGGCGCGCCGCGCCGCTGAAGCCGAGTTGTTTGCGTCTGCATCTGCTGGTGGTCAGCAGCCACCGGCGCCCATCACCGAATCCACGCCGACATGGGAGGCTCCCACTATGGCACCATTTCTCGCCGCCGCTCTGCCGGCACTCGTGCAGGCGATCCCCGAACTGATCCGCGCATTCGGCCATGGCGAGGTGACTGAGCGCAACGCCAAGGCCGCGCAGGCCGTCCTGCAGGTCGTCCAGACGGCCACAGGCGCGCCGAACGCGCAGGCGGCGGTGGAGACCATCCAGAGCGATCCTGCGGCTCTCCAGACGGCCCGTGCGGCGCTGGAGCGCGATCTGTGGTTCGAGGCGACCGAGGCCGGTGGCATCGCCGGCGCGCGCGAGTTCAACGCGAAGGTCTCCGACGGCAACCCGCTCATGATGCCGGCGCTGTGGATTTCGGCTGCGCTGCTGGTGCCGGTCTACGCGGTGGTGGGTGCGGTGATCTTTGGGGACGGCTGGTCGGCGGAGATCCGGATTCAGGTGGTGACCGCTGTGCTCGCGACGATGGGGATCATTGGGGCGTTCTGGCTCGGGTCGAGCTTCGCGACGACGAGCGGCAGGAAGGCGCAGTAAGGCGGGCGACGATCGCCGAAACCCTCAGCGCAGCCGCACCATTCTCCAACGGTCATTGCAGACCACCGGCCGGTGGCACCTTGCCTACGTCCGGGCCGGCGATCGGCGCTCAGACTGGAGGTTTGCCAGCGTGACGTTTTCCGTGACGGTCTGTGGTCAGTTCCGGCACGAAAGAGACGTTTCCAACCAGTTTCGGCCAGCTTCATGTTAGTGGTTGCTATCTCTGAAGACCGCGCAACCTCTGGAAATCGTGGCGCCCCCGGCACGAATCGAACGTGCGACCCTCCCCTTAGGAGAGAAAGGCTCCATCAAGTGTTCATGCTGCTTTCCGACGCGTAGCGTGACGTTTTACGT